GTCCTCGACTGTAGTAAACGTGCGCAGTGACTCGCCACCGCCACCAGCACCGGTCAGATACAGACGGTTGTAGATGCCGCGGTTGTCGCCAGACGTGGCCCCGTTGTCGAAGTACAGCGAGATGAACTTCATGTTTGCCACGTCGGCAGTTACCCGCGCGCTCGACGTGCCAGCTTTGATTATCCCGCCGCCGGTATAGCTCGACTCCACGCTTGCGTTCGAGAAATCAATACGCGCAAGCTCAGCCTCGCCGCCTTTGCGCACTATGTAAGTTTTCTGTGCCATTCTAAATCTCTCCTATGCGGCCTCCCCTGGGGCCGGAGAGCCAGCCCCAGGATCTGCCAGATTATCGTGCTTATACCGTCACATTGTACCCGATGGCCGAAGCCTCGGTGTCGCGATAGACCAGGCCCCAACGTGCAAGGGCCACGATCTCAGTCGTGTCAGCGCGAGCGATGCGAGTCGTCTCGATCGTCATACGTCGCTTCCAACCCAACATCCACTGATCCCAACGCACAGCTAAGATGGTCCCCGTGCTGTTGTTGGACTCAGTGTCCTGATCGACCTTGCCAGCGGTGTTGGCCAGGTACTTGTAGGCATCGGTCGTGACCGTGCCCAAAAGCACCCCGGCGTAGTTGATGAAGTAGCTGACGTGTATCCGATGCCCGTAGATGCTGGTCAGAACACCGTTCTCGATAGTCGGTGCCACAAATACGTCCTTGGTCTTGACCTCTTCGAGCTCTAGTGCTTTGTAGTGCGTCCACGGGTCGATTATGAAGCCGACCTGGTCAAGCTGCGACGCATTTTTCCCAGCCGCGCCCATGAGCTTCGTGATAGACAAGAAGCTCTCAGCGGTCAAAGTCCCGACGCTCACGGCATTAGCCGTGTTCGTGATGAGCGGCAGCTTCCGGAATCCATTGCAGATCAAATACAGCTCTGTCCCAGCAGGCGTGCCAGCGATGTCGTTGATATTGGTCGTAGCGCTGGTGTCGGTGTCGCCATCGATGATCGCATGTTCCATTTGCTCAGCGCCGGCCTTCTCCAACTGAGTGCGGAGCTGGCGCACGAACGGAATCAACGAATCTTCCTCAAGCTCGCCCGACCAGAGGACCCTGGCGCCCATCTTCCCGAGACTCAGCGTCTGGTTGGCCGTTCCCATCTGAGAGCTAGTGATGGTGTCGTTCGGCCAACCGCTCGCAGCCTCGTCCGCTGCTTCGCTGACTTTGTAGAAAGTCGGGTCACCGGATTCCAACGGGATCACGACGCTCTCATAGCCAGCCGGCACCTCGATCGACGGTAGCATGCTTGCAACGAACGATCGCTGCCGGATGGCTTCCCAGAGACGAGTGCTGTACTGCACCCCGACCCACTCGTCACCGTAGCTTGAGAGGTCTTGCTGCATGATCTCGTCGGACTTGAGCCCTAAGGCCTTGAGGCCAAGATGTGCCGCTTCGTCGCCCTTGCTCTCGGCCTCGGCCATCTTTAGCGCAAGGCTCTTGAGCAACAGCTCGCGGTCCCGTCCCTGGTGGGAGCATCGAGGATCGCATACAGCATCGCCATGTCGTCGGCGTCGAGATTGTCGTATTTACGATCGTTGAACTTGGTCACGTAAGGTGCTCCGCCTGGGAGTCGACGGCTCTTGGCCGCTTCCTCGCGCTCAGCTTTGAGCCGAGCTTCGACTTCGGCCTTGATCCGTTCCTCTTCGGCTTCTTTGGCCTTACGCTCTTCCTCGGCGCGTTTCTTCTCGGCTTCGAGCTGCGCCTTGACCGCCTCGGCAGCAGCTTTCGCCACCATTTCTTGCAATTGTTTTTCGTCCATCTCAATACCCTCAATGTCTAACTCTGAACCCGAACTACCGTCCTGAGCCGCAGCAGTGCTATGCCCGTCGGCCACTGCCGCCTCTGGCTCGGCTATGTCAGGCAGCGGCATACCCGCTGCTGCATAGATCGCTTTCATCACCGGAATCGCCACTGCATATGCGTTCGCCGGCCGCCTGTTGCCCTCGGCATCGAACAGCGAGAGCTCTGCCACCGGCCACTCCCGAATATGTCCATCGGGATCGGTACGCACAAGATGCCGCACCGAACCGGTGCTGGCACGTGCTATACCACGCTTCGCGGCTTCCCAGACGCGTCTGGCGTATTCGTTCGCCTTATCCAAAATCACCCGATACCAGACGCCGTCAGGGCGCCGTTCTCGCTTCACCGTTCGTCCGATATAGACCGGTTGGCCCGCCGGTCTGCCATACTCGTCCCAGCCGTGGTAGTACACGACCGGAGGCAACCCGAATTTGTCCTCGTGGAAGTTGGTATCCGGAGCAAAGAACTCGCCCTGGACGTCCTTGCCATCGTTCGGCCCAAAGTATGGGTTCCCGAGGACCTCCAGCTCCCACTCGGCTACAGCCTTCACGGACAGGGCCTTCTCGCTTGGTAGCTCCAGGTCTTCCTGCTCGTATAAGCGCTTCAGCTTAGCTATCGCCTCACGTTTGCCTGGGCCCTCATAGCGGTTGCCACGATAACCCTGATGCAACGCCGCCCATGCAGCGCCCATGAGTCGATGATCCAGATTGCCTTGCACATCCCTCACTCGCAGGTGCCATGTGCTCGGCTTTTCAGGGTCCTCTACCACGAGGTAATGGCTGGCCGGATGCTCGCCATCGGCCTCTTTCTTGCGCACGGCGGCCTTCTGGGCTTCAGGCTCATTGGCGTAAAGTGCCGCCATCTGCTCCTGCGCTTCGTCGCGTGTAGGATGGCACCCCAGGGTCTCGCCCTGTGGCTTACCATCAGCGCCTTGCCTATAGACACAGTATTCATCATCTTGCTTCACAATCAAGTACGGCATCTCAATCCCTCGACATAATACGCCAGGCGTTCTCTTATCACAGAACGATACCCAAAGACATTATACAACAACCAGAACCAAATGTGCTGCATCATCGCCACCACTAGCCTCGTTCGCCCATCATTCTTTTGCATCAGTACGGCGATAAATCTTATAGCCCTTCGCTGTATTATCCTCTATCAATTCCATAGGCCAAGGCAAACGCGATAGAGCAAGTTCAGCCAGCATATCGTAACTGAGAATCAGGGGCGCCGCGGGTCACCGTGCCACTCGACCCAAGCACGTCTGCCTTCGTGGCCCTTCCCCCAATCAGTGTCCCAATACACAGCTATACTAGCATATTCTGAAGCCATAATACCTCCTTTGTCATCGCCACCACTTGCGCAGCATCTGCGCCCACGCTCGCTCAATATCACCTCGGCGGGCCACTATGTCCACCGCCTTGCGGTCAGTCGTCCAACCGCGCACCCGATGCCACCAGTTTTGCATCTCGTGGCTGTGCACCCACTGGGCATAACTGGCACGGTTGAATATCCGATACCCAATTCTACCATGTCTCACACCGCCCCATTGGCGGTTCAGCATCTCGCTTGTCTTGCGCCCACCCACTGAACCGTCCTTGCGGAACCACCGAGGCCCGAATCCTCGCTCGTACCAGCGGCCTCGGTCGTTCGGCACATTGGCCTCGCTGGCCGGCGGGTACGGCGCCAACTCCGACCGAATCATCTCGCCGACCGCCTGCGTGAATCCTCGCAGCTCTGGCGTCAAAGGCCGCTTGAGTTTACGTTCTAAAGCATCAAGGCCCCGCACCTCTATTGTAATCACTGTACCAACCTCAAGGTCGTGCTGCATCGGCAATTCACGTGAGCCGGCGGCCCATCGGGGAACTTATCAGCCCACTCGGTCTCCGGCTTACCGTGCAACGGCCCACATATCGGGCACACCCGCCCGTCTCTCAATGTGTACCAGTAGCGCTGCATCGTGATCCCAGCCTCAGCAACCTGCTGCTGGTAATGTCGTGTCGCTGCGCTGCTGGCCCTGGTCACCTCAGTCACCGCAATCATGCTGGCACGGTTCGCGCCAAAGGCAGGCTCCAGCATCGCTTCCAGCTCGCCGCGCGTCATCCCTGGCCGCTCCTGCCAGGTTGCCATGATCTGTTGCACTTGCTTGCGAGTAGTCGCGTCAAGCCCAGGTTCCCGAGTACCGTCCGGTTTCTCCCGCCCGCGCATGAGGTCGTATGTGTAAGTACGGGCCCAATTGAGTGCGGCCTCGTTTATGAGTGCCGGATCGAACTCGATGCCGACGCTCATGCCGTGCCGCAGGACCTCGTCGGTCATAACCTGGCTCACCCTCAAACCCATGATACGCGCCAGCTCTTCGCTGAACTCGTCGAACGGCGGCGGCTCGCCGGCAGCAATGGCCCGAGCGAACCTGGGCCGCCACTTTTTGAATAGAGCCTCGAGGGCTTCACGCATATCATCTTCGGCTTCGCTTCGGCTGTCCTCGATCGCTTTGAGCCACCGGAATGCGTCGGCTGGGTCATCATACAGCTCCTGAGCCAGTCGCACGCCCCGCACGAAAGGGCCGCGGGAGCACCTCGGGCTCCCAATCCGCGGGTTTGCCACGCCGCTTTGCCTTGGCACGCCAACGCCTCAGTTCGGTTTTGGCGGCATCGAACTCCAGAATCGTGGCCTTGGGGCGCCCATCGTCGCGCTCCTGGACAGGCTCTTCTTCTGCAGGTCTTTCTTGCTCTGGTGCGCTAGTCGGCGTAGCCGCCGGCAATGGCGATTGTGGCCCAATCTGCGCTGCCAGCATCCTGCCGCGCTCATCGCCCAACGGATCATGCCCGTAGTGCTCAGCCCTGACCTCGTCTATCGTGTGGTACCGCGCATACTCCTGAAGCTCTTGCAAATCCACCAGACGATCCGACTTGCGCGGGTCGTCGAACTCGGCAATCAGGTTCTCACCGTAGAGCGGCAGAACATCGTTACTGATCGTCTCCGCGACATTCACCAGGGCGGGCCAAAGCGTGTATTCAGCAAACGCAGCCTTGGCCACCTGGGCGTTTGCTTCCGTGGCATTTTTGTCGAGCATCCCAGGCGGGATGCCGAACGTTGCCAGTATCTCCTCTTTGTTGAACTGACGCCCCTGGAGGAACTCCATGTCGTCGTGGTTCATGTTCGTGGCGATCCACTGCACGCCGCCCTGTCCGACGCCGCGGAGCATCATCAGGTTGCGCTTCGTGCCGCCGTGCTCACGCCGTAGGTCCGCTTTGAGCCGCTCCCAGAGAGAATCGGGAATCATGTCGGCAAAGGCCAAAGCACCAGGAACTTTGGCATGGTTTTCGGCGAAGAACTCGCGGTTCCATTCCTGCATCGCCAGGTCGGCCTTCGCCACCTGGGCCAAGGGCTCGATTCGGCTCAAACCCACAAAGCTGCTCCGCGGGTGAAATTGCTTGAAATGCACGATCTCGTGCGTCGGCAGTTCGACGGTCCGCTGAAACCCGCCTGGGCGATACTCGTAGCCCTTGATGTACATTCTGCCATCGGGGACCGGCTCGATCTGATGGCTCGGGATTATCCAAATCTCATCGGGCGGCGAATCAGCATTGGGCTTGTTGAGCCACCAGTACGCGTTGCCGGTCAGCGTAAGGTAGGCAAAAGTCGCATACAGGAGCATGTAGCGAGAATAGAGAGGCGAGGGACGGCGCAAGAGTTGCTCAAAGGGATGGTTGGGAATGTCCTTCGTGTCCTCGCCGACCATCTTTTTGACGTTCAGCTGCTGCAACGCTGCCGCCTCGGCTATCGTGCTAACTGCAATGTGCACCCAGGATAGCCGCTGATACAGCTGCTCTTGGTTCGTGACAGTGTCCAGGCTGGGCAACGAATGACGTTCCGATGTCGCCGCACGCAACATCCAGGATGGATATTTCTTCGGCGCTGCTCTTACTGCAAACAAGCTACTGATGAGGCTCATTGTTCATCGCCTTACGATATCCGAGAATGATCCCGAGTGC